CATCTGCTGTTTCTGTAACTGGCTCTTTATCTAAAGGGTCTGGTTCTTTCCGTATCGACCATCCATTACCTCAATTAGAAGCAACGCATCATCTTGTTCACTCGTTTATTGAAGGACCACAAGCAGACCTTATTTATCGTGGCAAAGTTAGTCTTATAAACGGCACGGCAACAGTTAATATCGACACATCCGCAACCATGACCGAGGGAACATTTGTTGCCCTTTGCCGTAATGTTCAATGCTTTACAACCAACGAGTCTGATTGGACTCCTGTGCGTGGTTCTGTTGTGGGAAACATATTAACTATTGAAGCCCAAGACCAAACAAGTACTGCAAGCATTAGTTGGATGGTTATTGGTGAACGCAAAGATAAACACATGATGGAAACTGCTTGGACTGACGAAACTGGCAAAGTAATTGTTGAGCCATTAAAGAATCAAGAAACTTCTAAAGAAGAGGTTACACAATGACACAAGCCGAAACAATCAACGCATTAACCGCCCGCATTGTGGCGTTGGAAACGAAATGAACTACGCTTGGAAAATACTAGACATTTACGCTGATGGTGAGAAAATCACTTCGGCTAAATACCATTGCGCTGTGTTTGATGGTGAAAATACAGTAGAAACAGAAGGCTACGCAACTTTTGATGGCGAGGCTAAAACTGCTTTTTCTGAAGTAACAGAGGAAATGGTTGCACAATGGGCTAAAGAATCGCTGACAATCAATGGCGAATGTCTAGTAGAAAAGCGTTTGAGCGAGCAACTGGTTAACTTAGCAAAGAAGCCTACTGTTGCGCCTTGGAAGCCACAAATATTTACGCTAGAGGATAAATAATGACTGTCCCTATTGACATCGTAAGCAGAGCGTTAAAAGACATAGGCGCGTTAGAGGCTGGAGAAACACCAACACCAGAAGCCGCGCAAGACGCTTTTGAAATGCTGAACGACCTCATAGACCAGTGGTCGAATGAGGACATGATGGTATTTAATGTGACTGAGATTATTTTCCCAGTCATAGCGGGTCAGACACAATACACGATTGGTCCCGTTGCATCAACTGCTAACTTTATTGGTGCGGCTTTTACAGGCTCAATTTCTGGAAATGTGCTAACTGTTACTGGAATTACATCTGGTGCGGTAGCACAAGGTCAAACTTTAAGCGGGTCAGGAATTACAGCAGGCACAAAGATTGTGGACTTTCTTACGGGTGCAGGCGGTAATGTTAATGAAGTAGGCACTTATCAACTAAATATTAGTCAAACAGTCACATCAACTGCGATTACTGCTTACTACGAAAAGCCATTGCAGATTAACTCTGCGTTTGTGCGAATAAACACCAATTCCAATGGCATGCCCATCATTAATGGTGGTTTGGACTATCCAGTTTCTGTGCTTGCTTTGCAAGACTATGAAATGATTGGTCTAAAAACGCTAAGTGGACCATGGCCAAAAGCAATTTACTTTAATGCTGGCGCGGATACGGGTAACTTGTTTGTATGGCCAAACCCATCGCAAGGCGAGATGCACCTATTTGCCAATACCATCTTTAGTCGCTACAACACGCTGTACGACCCTATTGTTTTGCCACAAGGCTATTCAATGGCGTTACGCTGGTGTTTAGCAGAGCGTTTGATGCCTATGTATGGCAAGGCTAGTCAAGTGCAGATAGCGATGATTACGGGCTATGCGGCGCAAGCAAAAGCAACTATTAAGCGCAACAACATGAGTCCGCTACAAGTGGCAAGATACCCAGATGCTTTGATGAATACTCGCTCTAAAGATGCGGGTTGGATTCTTACTGGGGGGTTTGTCTAAATGGACTTTGGACTTGTTGGACCTTCCTACTCTGCGCCCTCAATTTATCAGGATGACCAAGAGACAATCAATTTCTTTCCAGAAGTTGACCCTCTAAAGCAGGCTGGTGAACGCGGGGTATTTGCGCTGTACCCAACCCCTGGTCTGACCCTAAAAGCCTTACTGCCAAACCTACAAGAAGTGCGCGGTATGCGTACTGTTTCGGGTGGCGCACAAATGGTTGTTGTGTGTGGCTCTTATGTCTACGCTTTTACTTCCAACTTAGTGCCTTCTGTTATTGGGCTTTTGAACTCAAGTTCTGGTCGCGTGTCAATTACTGACAACGGCATTAACACTTATATTGTTGACGGGGTGTATCGCTATACATGGCGCATATCTTCCCCTGCCAACGCTGTGTTTACAGGCTCAACTTCTGCAACAACATTAACTGTTACTTCTATGTCTAGCGGCACTATTGCTATTGGACAATCTTTGTATGGCGTGGGCATATCGGCAGAAACAGTTATAACGGCTTTAGGTAGCGGTTCTGGTGGCGTTGGTACATACACTATCAATGTCTCGCAAACAGTCTCTAGCAGGGCTTTAAACTCGACTGCGGTGGGTGCTGTGGTTACGGCTACTATTGCTGGCACGACTTTGACTGTATCGGCAGTATCTAGTGGCATTTTGTATCTTGGGCAGACTATTCAAGGTGCTGGTGTAACTATTGGTAGCGTTATAACGGCATTTGGAACGGGTACGGGTGGGGCTGGTACTTACACGCTTAGTGTTGCAAGCACAGTATCGTCAGGCGTGACTATGTACGCTATCAATTTCTCTGTTTTGCCATCAACAGATGGGGCGTTTAGCGGTGGAAATACTTGCGACATAGTAGACAACTACTTTGTGTACGACAGACCAAATTCACAACAATTTGGTGCCTCTAACTTACTTTCTCCTATTTCTGGTTCTACTTCTTATTCGTCTAAAGATGGTGCGCCAGACAACTTAGTGGCTCTTATCGTTGACCATCGTGAAGTCTATTTAATGGGCGAAGTTTCGTCAGAGGTGTGGATTGATGTAGGTGCTGTGCCATTTCCATTTCAAAGAATTCCTGGCACTTCTACGCAACACGGCGTTGCGGCTAAATTCTCGCTTGCTAGATTAGGTAATTCGTTTGCTTATGTATCACGCAATAGTCGTGGACAAGCGCAAGTCATGCAAATGAGTGGCTATACGCCCACAAGAATTTCTAATCATGCTGTCGAAAACTCCATAACAAATCAATCTATTGATGACGCTATTGCTTGGACTTATCAATTAGAAGGTCACGAAGTTTATGTAGTTACTTTTCCAACTTTAAGTCTGACATGGGCGTATGACTCCACCACACAGATGTGGCATAAGTGGTTGTATACAAATTCTGACGGCTCTTATTCAAGACACAGAGGTAATTGTTGTGCAGTCTTTCAAGGCATGGTTTTGGTTGGTGATTACTCTAACGGCTCAATCTACCAATTAGACAAGTTAAATTACACAGACAACGGGCAAAATGTACGCAGATTAAGACGCGCACCGCACTTAGTTGCTGATTTACAAAGACAATACTTTGATGAATTACAGATTCAGTTCCAGCCTGCTGTGGGTACTACGGGTTTAACTGTTGGGCTGACAACTAACATTTTCTTAAATTCGCCATTTATCATTTACCCAACCCAGACATTTACAATTTCGCCTTTTGATACTTATATTATTGGTATCCAAGCAACAGTAAATAACACCATCACGACCACGCTACCACAAGCAATGTTAAGGTGGTCAAACGATGGTGGTTCTACTTGGTCACGGGAATACTGGGTAACTATTGGTCAACAAGGTAAATATAAGAATCGTGCCATTTGGCGCAGATTGGGCATGGCTAGAGATAGGGTTTACGAGGTGTCTATAACTGACCCTGTAAACGCTGTGATTGTCTCTGCTAACCTAAAAGCAACTGCTGGAGAGAATTGATGGCTACTGGCATTTCCAACACAGCGCAGTTAAACCCATATCCACAGTCTGAATTTTTGGATGTAAACACCAAAAGACCTACACGCGCTTGGCAACAGTTTTTCCTTAATCTGCTCAACTTTAGTTCTGCAACAACTGCGACTGCTGGGTCAGCGTCTTTACCTGCCAATCCTGTGGGCTTTATCAACATAACCATCAATGGTGTGCCATATAAAGTTCCCTATTACAATGTATGAAAATACTACGCATACCGCCAGAACAAGTCGCACAAAGGTGGTCAACCATCGTGCCTTTTCTGGAAGATGCGTTAACTAAAGCAGTAGCGGATGTAAATGCAGACCAAGCAAAGGTCTATTTATCGTCTGGTCAATGGCTTTTGTTGGGTGGCTTCGAGGGTGAAAATCTGTTAGGCATAGTTGCAGTTCAATTTTCAAACCGAGCAAATGACAGAGTGGCGTTTATTACTGCCGTTGGTGGTAGGGAAATAATAAATGAGACTTTGATTGATGAATTTCGCACTATCTTGAGGGCGCAAGGCGCAACAATGATTCAAGGTTGTGTGAGGGAATCGGTTGCAAGATTGTTGCGTAGGTTCGGATTTGCTGAACGCGCTATATTGGTGGAGAATAAACTATGAGATACAACGCCTTTTATGGTGAATTGCCATTAGAAGCCTTTAAACCCATCGGTGGGCGTATGCGCCTATATGGTGGTGGAGACCCTATTTCTGCCGTTTCTGACGCAATATCAAGCATTGGGGATATTGGTCAAGGCGCAATAAACGCAGTAAGTGACTTGGGCGTATCAATAGACCAGACTGTGCGCGATGTATTGCCAGGGGGTTGGACTACTGCGGCTTTGTTAGCGGCTGGTTACTACTATGCACCAGAAATCGGTGCTTATATAGGCGCATCTGGTGAGACTGTACCGCTTGCAGAAGTGGCAGATGCAAGTGTAGTTACACCGAATATTGGCACTTTGCCCGTAGCAGGACCACCCGTTCAAGTGGCAAGTCTTGCGCCAGAAGCAGGGCTTTCTTCATTAACACCAGCAACTACCGCATCATCTGGAACTGGATTAACCCAATTAGGCGGTCAAGGCTTAACTGGTGACACA